ATTCATTCATACATCACGTTATGCACGATGGCTCGAAGACGAGCAACGCCGTGAAAACTGGAGTGAAACAGTTAAGCGTTACATCGACAATCTAGTAATTGATAAAGTTGATGCGGCGACATCCGACGCTATTGAAACAGCTATCTTAGACCTAGAAGTTATGCCTTCTATGCGAGCATTGATGACAGCGGGTCCAGCTTTGGAACGTGACAACACTGCCGGTTATAACTGTTCGTATCTACCCGTTGACGACCCCAAGGCTTTTGATGAGGCCATGTTCATCCTACTGTGTGGCACAGGTGTTGGGTTCTCTGTTGAACGTCAATACATCAACAAATTACCAGAAGTACCTGAACTACTTTTTGAGAGTGATACCACGATCATTGTGAAAGACAGCAAAGAAGGTTGGGCGAAAGCACTTCGTCAACTAATCGCTCTTCTTTACTCCGGTGAAATCCCACAGTGGGACGTGTCTAAAATCCGACCGGCAGGTGCCAAACTAAAGACATTTGGTGGACGTGCTTCCGGCCCTGCGCCTCTAGTTGACTTGTTTAACTTTGTCGTAAGTGTATTCAAGAACGCCCGTGGACGTAAGCTGAGTTCGATAGAGTGCCATGATGTCATGTGCTTCATTGGACAGATTGTTGTTGTGGGCGGTGTACGTCGATCAGCCATGATCTCACTATCTAACCTATCGGATGATCGTATGCGTCATGCGAAGTCAGGTGAGTGGTGGAACAATAACCCACAACGTGCCTTGGCTAACAATTCAGTAGCCTACACAGAGAAACCAGACAGCATGTCTTTCATGCGTGAATGGATGGCGTTGGTAGAGAGTGGAAGCGGTGAACGTGGTATCTTCAACCGTGAAGCATCAAAGAAACAAGCAGAAAAGAATGGTCGTCGTGACGCATCATTCGACTTTGGGACAAATCCGTAAGCGACTAAGTGCGGATTCAAAACCTTTCCTTATTGACTTGGAAGCCCGTAGCAGGGCGACAGGGCGCAAGCGTAATGGCAGCGTGAGAGACTAAGCGGAAAGGGCGCAGTAATGCGTATGCGATAGTCCAGCGCACAAGCGGGTAAGCTACTGTAACCCCGTGGTGTGAGGCTCAGAAATCATCCTTCGTCCCTATCAATTCTGTAACTTAACTGAGGTCGTTGTTCGTGCTACAGACACTATTGAAGATTTGGAACGGAAAGTCCGTTTGGCGACTATTTTGGGAACTATCCAATCAACCTACACCAACTTCCCATACTTGCGAAAAGTGTGGCAGCGAAATACCGAAGAAGAACGCTTGTTGGGTGTGTCACTCACAGGGGTGATGGACAATCCACTAATGAACTTGAAGAACGCGGGTCTAGAGGCAACTCTAAGCCACCTCAAGGACATCGCCGTGGAAACCAACAAGTTCTGGGCTGATCGTCTAGGTATTCCTGTAGCGGCGGCTATCACCTGCAACAAACCAAGTGGAACTGTTTCTCAGTTATGCGACAGTGCCTCAGGTATCCATGCACGTCACAGCAAATACTACATTCGCCGTGTTCGTGGGGATAAGAAAGACCCGTTGACACAGTTCATGATCGATCAAGGTATCCCAGCGGAACCTGAGGCATTCAAGCCTGATCAGACTATGGTCTTTAGTTTTCCCGTGAAAGCACCTGATGGTGCATTAGTGACTGAGGATATCTCAGCGATTGACCAGTTGAAGATGTGGTTAGCTTACCAACGTGCTTGGTGTGAGCATAAACCATCAGTCACGATCAACGTGAAGCAAGACGAGTGGTTCGAGGTCGGTGCATTTGTGTACGAACACTTTGACGAGATGTCAGGGGTATCCTTCCTACCGTACAACGAACACACATACCAACAAGCACCGTATGAAGAGATTGGTAAATCCGATTACGAGCAACTGCTTTCTCTAATGCCTGAGAGCATCGATTGGGCAAAACTTAAAGAATACGAAGCAGAGGATAACACCTCTGGATCACAAACCCTCGCATGTAGCGGTGGTTCCTGTGAAATCGTAGACTTAACATAAAAAATTCAAGGGGTTCCTAAGGGAACCTCTTTTTTTCATTAAGGATTCCAATGGCAATACCTGACACTCCATTTCACAAAAAAATACGGTCAGACTTTAAGATATTCGTTTATTATATCCACAAACACTTAGGTCTACCGGAACCTACACCAGTACAGCTAAACATCGCAGACTACTTGCAGCATGGACCCAAGCGTTCCATCATTCAGGCTTTTCGAGGGGTAGGTAAATCACACCTTACGGCGGGTTACGTCGTATGGAGATTACTTAAAGACCCTGAGGCAAAGATACTGGTTGTCTCTGCGTCCAAGGAACGTGCCGACGCTTTCTCTACATTCTGTCAACGTCTCATCTGGGAACTTGAGGGTCTAGAGTACCTAAAGCCTCGATCAGAACAACGACAGTCTAAGATCAGCTTCGACGTTGGTCCAGCGACGGCCTCGCAGTCCCCTAGCGTTAAATCTGTAGGTATCACTTCGCAGATCACAGGTTCTCGTGCAGACCTAATTATTGCCGACGACGTTGAAGTGCTAAACAACTCAGGCACCCAACAGATGCGTGACAAATTAGCTGAGACGATTAAGGAATTCGACGCTGTTCTGAAGCCCCTGCCCTCGTCACGCGTGGTCTTCTTGGGGACACCTCAGACAGAAGATAGCTTGTACGCTAAGTTACCTGAACGTGGTTACGAGTGTCGTATTTGGCCGGCCCGTATGCCAAGTGACGAAGACATGGAGAAATACGGGGATAGCCTTGCGCCATATATTAAGAACCTTGGATTAAAGCCCAGCGCACCCACAGACCCCCTACGGTTTGACGATAACGACCTACTGCAACGCGAGGCATCCTACGGTAAAGCAGGGTTTGCGATGCAGTTCATGCTATCGACCCAGCTATCAGATATGGAGAGGTTCCCGCTCAAAGTTCGTGACTTGATCATCATGTCCGTCGACAACGAACAGGGACCACTGAGGATTACTTGGGGTCCACTAGAGGACCGTGCGTTAAACGATCTACCCAACGCGGCTATGCGTGGTGACCGCATGTACCCGCCGATGAACGTAGGGGATGTCTTTGCGGAGTTCTCAGGAACTGTTATGTCCATAGACCCTAGTGGTCGAGGATCAGACGAAACCGGTTACGCCGTCGTAAAGATGCTAAACGGGTATCTTTTCGTGGTGGCCTGTGGGGGTTTGTCGGGTGGTTATGACGACACCACTTTAACTGAACTCAGCCATATCGCAAAAAAATATGGAGTGAACCATGTGGTCGTCGAGAGCAACTTTGGCGACGGTATGTTTATCAAACTACTCCAACCTGTACTTGGTAAGATACACCCCGTTTTAATCGAAGAGGTTCGTCACAGTAAGCAGAAGGAACGCCGTATTATCGACACCTTAGAACCTGTCATGATGCGCCATAAACTTGTCATGGACCCTAAGGTCATTGAAGATGACTACAGGACCGCACAGAAGTACGAGCAAGCCGTCAGGTTCCATAAGATGCTTATCTACCAGATGACACGGATCACGGCAGAGAAAGGGTCGCTAAGACACGATGACCGCCTAGACGCTTTATCAATGGCAGTCGGTTATTTCGTCGAACAAATGAATAGGGATGAGGTAGCCGGTGAACAGGCCCATAAACAGGACTTGTTAGATCAGGAACTAGAGAAGTTTCTAGATAACGCTAACAACCCCAATGGTATCAAGAACCGCAGTATCGGACCAGAGCCAACCACATGGACATCCTTTAGATAGCCCTGAGAGCCGCGGAGAGAGTCGCTGAGTGGGGGTAATGTATTTTTAGCAACACACCCCCACGAAAACTCATTTATCACTCAGTGAATCTATACGGGACTCTAGTTCATCTAAACGTTCCATCATATCCTCGACAGCCGCTGTTACAATCTGAACGGTGAAAAGTCCGTTAGGCCCGAAGTCCTGATAAACCTGTTGTTCCATAGTAAGGTAATCACGTTCTTCTTTAGAAGGTACATTTAGATCAATTATGGCGTGACCGGTCGGTAGCGCACATCCGTCACCTGAGGGAGCCGATAAGGGTTCCCTACAGGATATGCAGGTATTCTCGTCAGTCATCATTCGTTTCCTTCCATCAACGCAGCCCAACTCACAGGGAACAACTCAGCCATCTTGTCACTGATCTGGTCAGCTACTAGGCGGCTCTCATACTGCGTGTCTGGTTTGCAGCGTAGGTGGCACATTGAGGCAAAGGCATCTAGTGAACCTGACCAGTACCATTCAGTCATCATAGACTGTGGCAGTACCATCCTAGCCATCTCAGCGGCGACTCCATCGGATAATAACTGCTTGTACGTACCCAGTGCAGCATCGTAAGCATACCGTGGTGACACTAACGTATCAGCTTTACCTTCGCTGCCTTGCTTCTTGTCAGCACTGCGTCCACGCCAATACTCTGGCATGTACATCTCTGGTTCTTCATCAACGTAACGTCTACTGATTTCATTCCAACGTAGAAACTTATGCTTCACTAGCTGCCGTGCTACAAAGACTGGGGCTTTCACATGGAAGGAAGCAAAGGCATGACCGAATGGTGAGATGTGTTTGTGTCGTGCTAGGTAGCGGATCAGTTTGGTATCTTTATCTTGGAAGCTATCGTGCTTCTTACCAAACGACACCCGTGCTGCGTTGACTACGGACAGGTCAGACCCCATGTGGTCAATATAACTAGCTTTGATCATTTAATGCCTTTTCTATTTCTTCCATGTCTTCGACAACAGCCTGTGAGAATTCCTTGAACATAGCCGCTAGGTTGTTGTGTTTCTCAGCAATATCCATGAGGAGATTAGTGAGGTT